GCTGGGCGCCGCGCTTTTGCATGCGCCCGAGATGACCGCCGGCAGGGTCATCGGTCTGGACAAAAACTGCGCGCTTGAGATGGTGCAGGCAGGCGGCGTGACGACCGACTACGACAAGCTGATTGACCGTCAGCTCGAGCGTGCCGCCGTAACCTGCACCGCAGGCTTCTCAAAAATCTTTACGGAAGCGGCAAAGACGCTTTCTTAACGGAGGGAAAGGTTTGAACATCGCAAATGTTACGGCAGGGTTTGCGGCTTACACGGGGCTTTCCGGCGACGAGCTGTTAAGTCAAAGCGCGCTTATCGAGAGCGCAGTCGATTATATTGACTCGATTACAGCCGTGGAAAATCCCGATGAGCGGCAAATCAAAAGGCTTGAAAACCTCAGCGCGGTTTACGCCTGCAGACTGTACGAAATGCGCGGCTCAGACGTTACTTCCTTTACCGCGGGCGACGTAAAAATTACGTCGTCCGCCGCAGGTAAAGGCGGCGCAGAGGCGCTTTGGCAGGAGCAAAAAAAGCTGTGCTCCGATATTTTACGCGCTGAAAACTTTTTATTTGGCAGGATGTGAGCAGATGGGAATGTTAAACAGCGTTACCGCGATGATTGACCGCTACGGCAACAGCGTTACCGTAAAAAACGGCGGAGTAAATGTTAAAACGCGCGCGTTTGTCGAGCCGCTCAGGTACAAAAATAAAATTTACATCGGCGGCAGGTATCACCCCCTCGGCGGATACGACAACGAAAAGTACCTTTACATCGGTAAGCCGTCCGTCGCACTGGGCGAGGATGCTACCGTTGTGGAGTGCGCAGGGGAGAGCTACGTCGTCAAAAGAGCCGAGCTCTACCGCGTCAGCGATACCCCTGTATATGCCTGGGCAATTTTAGCTCGCAGCAACGGGCGGATGGAGGATGAGTATGATTCGGATAAATCGACATTTGGATATGATTATTAACAGCCTTAAAGGCTGCGCGGAGCTCGAAAGTATCTGCTTTGTCAGGGGCTATACAAATCAGCGGATTGAAAGCCCCGTAAGCGGCTTTACCGCGGCGGTGATTTTGCTTGAAACCAAGCTCAGGGAGAGCTACCTCGGCGGCGATATCGACGCGGATATCAAGGGCATCATATATTGCGCCGAGGCTGAAATCAGGCTCTACGCTCCGAGGAACGAAAACGGCAGCGGACTGTCGCACCTCGCGGCGGTACTGCTTGACAGGCTAAAGGACGTTAAGGCGAATTGCGCTCTGAGCGGCTTTAGCGCAGGGCAGATTGAGTTTGACGCAAATCTGAACGCGGTTTTCCGCAGGATAGGCTTTGAGCTTGAGCTGCCGGTTTTGCAGGAGGCAGGGGATGAGTAAGCTTAAGTTTGTTCACGGAGACGGCGTGAGCGTGAAAATCAACGGCAGAGCAGTCGGCGGAATACTCTCGGCGGAGTGCGGCGTTAAAAATAATTTGATGAAAATTCAGGAGTTTTTGACCGCAAAGCCTGTTTATTCCGAAAAATCGCCCGAATACACGCTCGTCATAAAGTCGCGGTACGATTTGTCCGACTTGCCGAACGGCGAGCGGCTAAGCAGCGTTTCGTTTGAATACGGCGGACGGAAAATCACCTACTCGGGCTGTGCGGTCGGGAGCACCTCGGCGCGTATGCTGCCGGGAAAACTTACGGAATACAGCGCGGTTTTAAGCGCTTCGGACAGGAGTGTTGAATATGTATGAGGAATATTTTGATTTAACGCGCGGCGGCGCGGTTCAGGATACCGAGGAGCTCAGCGAACAGCTCGAGCTCGAAAGCCTGCGCTACAGCCGCCGCCTCAGCGAGGAAGATGAGGCGAGGCAGAGATGAAGCTGATACCGATGAGGTTTATGGGGTATGAGTGGCACCATAATCCGCGCGAGATTACCTTTGAATGTGAAAAATCCGTTACCGAGCGCCTTGTGCCTTACGATGTCTCGCAAATTCAGCAGACAGGGCGGAAAAATATGGTGATTAAGGGCACGGGAGAGCTCTACGGAGAGGATTGTATGGAGCAGTTCGAAAGGCTCTTTGAGCTTTTCAGGCGCGGCGGCGCGGGAGTGCTCGCGATTGAGAACACCGAGCCTGTTTTCGCCGTGTTTGAAAGCGTGAAAATCCTCGGCGCTCCAAAGGAAAATGTGCTGACCTACGGCTTTGTTTTCAGGGAGGTTATGGAGGAAAAGGAGAGCGGAAAAAATACCTTCCACACCGCACGCGGGGGCGAAAACCTGTGGGATATATCCTACAAGTATAACATCGTCATCGACGAGCTCGTGCGGCTAAATCCGCAGATTAAACGTCCCGATATTGTTGACGAAGGCGAGGTGATCCGCCTGTGCTGAGGTATGAAATTAAGCTCAAAAACGGCGAAGTGAGGGACGATTTCAAGGTTTTCTCCGCCGTGTGGAAAAGCGAGCTCGACGTTCCTGCCGACAGCCTCAGCCTTAACTGCGCCTACGACGGCGAGATTTTTAATCAGGGCGACAGGCTGTCCGCCTACGACGGCGATACGCTGATTTTTGACGGACAGCTCGACGAGCTCTCGCGAATTCACAGCGGCAGCGGAGTACTGCTAAGCCTTTGTGCAAGGAGCGCCGCGGCGGTCCTGCTCGACAACGAAGCCGAGCCGCTCAGCTACCGCAATCCCACTGCCGTGCTGATGTACCGCAGGTATCTTCAGCCGTTCGGGCTTGATGACGTTGAGCTTGACGAAACGCCGATTGTCGGATTTATGAGGATTGACAAGGGTATGACCTGCTATCAGGCGCTCGAGCTTTTCTGCAAGACGCGCTACGGCTCAAAGCTCAGGGTTTCGGGCGCAGGCAGGGTGTACCTCAGGGGGTATAGTAACGGCAAGACCGTTAAATTCGGCGCGGGCGGCGTCAAATATTATTCTATAAAAGAAAATAAAAGCCGATACAAGCTGATTTCAGAGGTTCGCCTAAAGGTCAAGACCACCGCCGGCTACCTTTCAAAAATGATTAACGCCAATCCCGAGTGCAGTCACATCAAGCGCGCGCGTTACGTCAACACCACCGCCGAGAACAACAGCCTTACAACCGCCGACAACATCATCCGCCGCAGTAACCTTGAAGGGCACAAAATCACCCTGACCATCCGCGGCTGCGTGACGGATATCCTCGGCGCAAGGGCTGAGCTTGACGACGGCGTTTTCGGCAAAATCAGCGGACTTACCGTCAGCAAAATCACCTACTCGCTGAGCGGCAGCGGCGAATACACAACGGTCGTCTTAGGCGACAGAGAGGAGAGTTGACAATGTGGTTGTTAAGCTATATGACAAAAAATTCACTTGAAGCTCCCGAAGCGGCAAAGGGAAATGTGTACGATAACGGCACTTCCGTAGCCGCGTCGGGCGAGCACAGAAGCCTGCGCGCCTGCCTGCCCTACGGCGTAGCGAGCATTCCGCCGAAAAACGAATGTGCGGTGGTGCTTCCGCTCGACGACGGCGAGGTGTCGCTCGGCGTTTTGGCGGATACCGAAGGTCTGCAGGAGGGCGAGGTAAAGCTAAGCTCCGCAGGCGGCGCGAGCATTGTGCTGAAAAACGACGGCAGAGTGCTGATAAACGGCAGGGAGGTCTGAGATGACGGACGTTAAAATCGAAAATCACGACGTTGCCCTCGACAGCGCAGGGCGAATGGTCTATCTCGACGGCGCGGACGCGCTGTTTCAAAGGGCGGTAATCAGCGCCTCGGTCGGCAGGGGAAGCTTTATTTACGACCGTACTCTCGGCTGTGACTACACCTTTAACCCCGATGACGAATTTGCAAACCGCAAGGTCGCGCTCGGTATTAACGAGGCGTTCGCGAGGTTTTACAAAACCTCAGCCGAGGTGCAGGACATCGGGCAGAGCGTTACCCTCAAAATCACGGTGAATTCCGAAAGCAGAACACAGGAGGTGCGTTTAATTGGAGACGTATGATGAAATTTACAGAAGAATGAGCGAAAAATACACCGCGGAAAGCGGCTTTGAAATTGACCCGTCGAGCGATATCGCGATCCGTCTCAGGGTGCTCGCAGGCGAGATTTACAACGCCGGATGCAGTCTTGACTGGCTAAAGCGGCAGATGTTCGCAGACACCGCGACAGGCGAAAACCTCGACAAGCTCGCCGCGCAGCGCGGAATTGTCCGCAAGCCTGCAAAAAAGGCTGAGGGCGAGCTGATTTTCAGCGTGAACGAGCCGCTCGATTACCCCATAGAAATTCCTGAGGGAACCGTTGCCGCGACCTACGGCGAAACGCCGGTCAGGGTGTACACCGCTCAGTCGGCGGTGCTTCCGCAGGCTACTTATTCGGTCAGGGTTGCGGCAAAGGCGGAGCTCCCCGGCTACAACGGCAACATCGCCTCGGGCACTGCCGAGGTTCCCGTCAACGTGCCGGCAGGTATCGACGCCGTGACAAACACGACGTTTATCGGCGGAGACAACGAGGAGAGCGACGAAACCCTGAGGTCGAGGGTTATAGGCTCCTACCTCAACCGCCCCAACCCTGCGAACGCCGCGTTTTACAAACAGCTTGCCGAAAGCGTTGACGGTATCGACAAGGCAGGCACGATTGAAAGGTTCAGCGGCGCCGGCACGGTCGGAGTGTTCGTCGCGAGAAAGGACTGGGACGTAACCGACGAGGCTCTTGCCGAGGTCACGGAGCTTATCGAGAAGAACAAACCCCTCGGCGCAATCGCTTCGGTTCAAAGGGCGAGCCACCTCGACGTCGATTTGGAAATCAGGGTAAAGGCGAAGGAAGGCTACGAGGAGAGCGAGGTAAAGCGCATGGTGACCGACGCATTTACCGACTACATCGGCACAATCCCCGTGGGCGGTTCAATGCTCTTGTCTACCCTCGGCAACTATATCTACTCAACGGGCTGTGTCAGGTACTACATTTTTGACCAGAGTATGCAGAACGAAGGCGCGAGCGGTTCGCAGTTCTTCCGCCCGGGCGACATTTCGATTACGGTGATATAATATGGACAGCTTAACTTCTATGAAACAAAAGCTTATGCCCCTCGGACTTTACGACCTCGAAGGTCAGTCTGAGGTGCTCTGCGAGTTAAAGGCTTACGCCGAGGGGCTCGATTTGCTCTTTGAGTATATCGACGAGCTATTTCGCGAAAATTACATTGCCACCGCCGAGAGCTACGGACTGAGCAGGCGTGAGGAGATTATCAGCAGGGAACACCCTGAGCAGACGGCTTCACAGCGCAGAGAGGCGCTGATTTACTTTGAAAAAACCGTCAAAACCACCCTCAACGACGATGACTTTGCCGAGTTTTTGGAGAACATCGGCGTAACCGATTACACATTGGATGTCCGCCTCAGGCAGGGTGAGTTCAACATCACCATTGCCGACGAAAAAACCGACGGCGAAAAGGCGCTTTTGGAACAGCGTATCCGAGCCGAAATTCCGGCGCATATGACCTGCAAATTTCACTATCCCGAATAATTTTTAATTAATTATATAAATCAACGCCTCTTTAAGCTTTTTTTAATAATTGTGATTTATAATACGGTTAAAATAAAGCTTAGGAGGCGTTAATAATGAAAGCAAGAGTAAGTAAAAGATGTATGTTTTTAATATCGGTTTTGGTTGCGCTTTCGATGGTCGCGTCCTTTGCGGGTTGCGGACAATCACAGAGCAGTACGGCAACGGCTGATTCGGCGGATTCTTCTGCTGTTGAAACCACCGTACAATCCGAAACCGCCGCGCAAAAATCCGCAAAGCTAAGCGAGAGCGATATCGAAATTAAAAACACTATTGAAAATACCGCCGACGGCGAGCACGCAATCACCGTTGACGGCAAGACTGAGAGCTACTCAAACACTCTCGTAAATAAAACCGGTGAAGCCGACGGCGACGAGGCGGACTTCTACGGCGAAAACTCCGCGGTATTCGCGACAAACGGCGGAACGCTCGATTTGTCGAATATGGTAGTCAAGACGAACGGTACCCACGCAAACGCCGTGTTCACCTACGGCGAGGGCACGACCGTCAACATCTCGGACAGCTATATCGAAACGAGCGGAAACTGCTCGGGCGGACTGATGACCACCGGCGGAGGAACTACAAACGCAAGTAACCTTACAATTACCACATCGGGCAACTCCTCGGCGGCTATCCGCTCCGACCGCGGCGGCGGAACGATGAACGTCACAGGCGGAAGCTACACCACCGGCGGCGTAGGTTCTCCCGTAATCTACTCGACCGCGGACGTCACCGTAAACGACGCGGAGCTTGTTTCGAATACCTCGCAGGGCGTTGTTGTCGAGGGTAAAAACTCAGTTACGCTCAACAATTCCAACCTCACTGCCGACAACAACAAAAAGAACGGCAGCCATTCCGACTACTACCAGGCGGTTATGATTTACCAGTCGATGTCGGGCGACGCCGCAACGGGACTGTCAAGCTTCACGATGAACGGCGGAACGCTCACAAACAAAAACGGCGATATTTTCTTCATCACCAACACAGCGACCGAAATCAACCTAAAGGGCGCTCAGATTACGAATAACGACTCAAACGGCGTGTTCCTCAGAGCCGCAGCGGCAGGCTGGGGCAAGGACGGCTCAAACGGCGGTCAGGTTACATTAAACGCCGACGGTCAGACCATTAACGGCGATATGATTGTCGACAGTGTGTCAAACCTCAACCTTTATCTTAAGGGAAAATCCTCTTACACCGGCGCGATTAATTCAAGCGGTCAGCAGGGCGGAGTATATGTTGAAATAGAGAGCGGCTCTACCTGGACGCTCACCGGGGATTCCTACATCACCTCGCTGACCTGCTCCGAAGGAGCGGTAAACCTCAACGGACACAGCCTTTACGTAAACGGCGTTAAGTACACAGGCTCGGCTTCCACCGGACAGGCGATTGAGACCACCGTTGCTTCATCATCAAGCGGCAGTGGTAACGGCGCTCCCGGCGAAAAGCCCGGCGGCAATCCCCCGGCGAAACCCGGAGAGAATTGATAATTGATAATGGATAATTGATAATTTTAGTCGGGGAGATAGGTTTGCATTTCCGAATTTAATTAATATAAATTGAATGTTCTTTTAAAGGCTCCCCCGCTTGCGGGGGATTCCCCTGTCAGGGGAAATGTCACAAAGTGACAAAAGGGTTGCCGTTTTCGCCAGAAAAAGCTGTCGCGTTAGCGACTGAGGGGGCAGACGCATCCTGTAACGCCGCGTTTTGAACTGCAATGGATAAGGTCGGCGTTATCGGAAACGTCTTTTCAG